TATATTTTTGTAATTACAAATCTAAAAATAGTAATACATTTGTAATTTAATTATATTATTGGTTTACAAAATAGGCGTTTTAAATGAGAAAATGTGTAACATTTAAAATATGGCAATTTTTATTTAATATATATTTTATAATATAAATGAATCATTTACAACAAAGATTTTTGATGTTTTTAATCGGGTGTATTGGAACTCGTTCACTATTTGTTATCATTGCTAAAAACATAAATGCGAAATATTTGAAATATTTAGGTTACTTGGCTTTACTACCAGCTATAGGTTTTATGTATATATATTTAACCGGAGCCAGAAAAACGGGAGCAGAAGTATTTGGTGAGAAAATATGGTGGAATGATTTAAGACCTATACATTCTATTTTATATTTTTTATTTGCTTATAATGCTATTATAGGTAACAAACAATCTTGGATATATCTATTGGTGGATGTTTTGCTCGGATTAACAAGTTTCTTAGTACATCATTACCTAAATGGTGATATTTCTATGTTGTTGAATATATAGTTGATTTTTATACCATTTTAAATGTTCAAATTCGTTTCGCAAAAGCAATAAAAATAAAACATCTATTATATGTCTCAACAAATACCAAAAATTGTATTTATTGTTCCTTATAGAAATCGCCCACAACACAAGTTCTTTTTTTCCAATTATTTAACCACCATTATGGGTGACAGAACGGATTATGAAATATATTTCTCACATCAAAATGACGAACGCGCTTTCAATCGAGGAGCAGCCAAAAACATTGGGTTTTTAGCAATAAAAAACAAATATCCGAATGATTATCAAGATATTACATTTGTTTTCAATGATATCGATACTGTACCCTTTTCCGACATGTTGGATTTTGAAACTAAGTTGGGTACTGTAAAACATTTCTATGGTTTTCAATATGCTTTAGGAGGAATTATATCTGTTAAAGGCGACGATTTTGAAGCCACTAATGGGTATCCTAATTTTTGGGGTTGGGGAATGGAAGACACCGTATTACAAATGAGATGTGAACGAATTGGATTAGAAATTGACCGCACCCAGTTTTTCCCTATTGGAAGTCAAGAAATTATTCATTTATTTGACGGCGTATCGCGTATTATTAATCGTAAAGACCCTTGGCGCGCCACGAACGATAATGGTATAGATGGATTAAAAACAGTCCACAAATTAGAATACAGTATTGATTCACAGTCTAAAAACGAACTCGACAATATTTATACCGTAAAATCCGAGCGTATATTCATTGTTAACATTGAGACCTTTATGTGTGGAACCCGTTTCGAAAACGACCATTATCACCATTATGACTTGCGAGAGCCGCCGCAAAAAATAGTACGACCAGATCGGCTTAACACGAATAACTATGTAAATAATGATTGGTCAAATATTCCATTTTATCCAACAGCACAAAAGAAACAAGAACTAATTAACCAATATGGGCCGCAACAAGCCGAAGAAATAATTCAATATAGTTATGAACATTCGGTTGATCCGACGATGGAAATGATTCCTCCAACAATGCAAAACAATTACAACCAAATTCAAGAAATACAAAGATATAATGAGTTTCAGCGTCAAATGAACTCGGCACATCGCATAATCCCCCCAAACATCAATAAGTTCTCGCCAGCATATTCTAGAATTGTAGCGGCTAAACCCAAAGCAACATCTTCGGTAAGAATCGGTTTAGGAGGTGTTTACTAATATAATAGTATTTATAATAGTATTTTTCGTAAACATAATAAAAAAATAGTGTAAATAGAATATAAGTTTTTTATTATGTCGTCAATTCAAACTATCGAAGATATAAAACACGCCTATTATATTAATTTGGAACATAGAACCGATAGAAAGGAACATGTTGAAGCCCAATTAAAAACACTGGGTATAGAAGCTTCGCGGTTCAATGCGATTAAAATGGAAAACGGAGCAATTGGTTGTAGTTTAAGTCATTTAAAATTATTGGAACACGCATTAGAAAATCAATACGACCATATTCTAATAATGGAAGACGATATTACTTTTTTAGATCCCGAATTGTTTAAAAGTCAATTGAATAAATTTCTGAAAACACGTCAGAACAAATGGGATGTTATTTTGTTCGCGGGAAACAATATGCCCCCTTATGAAAAGACTGACGATACTTGTATAAAAGTGTCTCGGTGTCAAACTACAACCGGATATTTAGTAAATGGTCATTTTATTAAAGCGCTAACCCAGAACGTAAAAATGGGGCTAACTCATTTATTAAGTAGACCCACTGAATCAAATAAATTCGCGATAGATAAGTTTTGGTTTGTACTTCAAAACGCCGCAAGATGGTTTCTCATTACGCCACCAACGGTAATTCAGAGAGCCGATTACAGCGATATCGAAAAAAAACATATCGACTATAAAAAAATAATGACAGATCTGGACAAGGAAGCTCTGTTTAATGCGATTCGCGCAGCACGTTTAAGTCAGTACGCTTATAAATAAAGTGGACTTTATTGACGAAAAGTATACTTTCATAAAAATCATTCCATATCAGTAAAATATTTGTTAGTTTGTAGACTCAATATAGTAGGTTTTAACAATGGGTCTAAATAGTATCCAATCGCATAGTCTTCTAAATATTCCCCTTCTATAAGTTTCCTTTTGGAAATTAGTTGTTGAATAGCCAAGTCAGATAATACGTAAAATCTGCCACTGCAATACTTTGTAGGATAAACGGGTAATTCACTAGGTAATTCGGGATGTATTTTATTGTACTGACTCAAATAAGGCATTTGTACATCAATGATATGTCCAGCATAGTGGATTTTAGGGGTTTTAGATAATAATAGTTTTTGTATAGTAGTAAAAAATTTGATATCCGATAAGTTTTGGTCGTCGTCAGTTTTAAAAATGTATTTAAAGACGAACAACTGGTTAATCGCACTGTAAGCAGCAATCACTTTTTTAGGCAATGAATTGTAATCGTCAGCAACTTTTACATATAATTTGTTAGTATTGTAGTCAATTTGATACTCAGTTTCTAAATTGGGATCGCCTTGAACGTGAAAATATGGCATAAATGTCAATTCTTTTAGCCATGTTTCCTTTTGTTTTAAAGCCTTGTGTTCGTATTTTTTACAATTAAAAATGAGTAAAATAAAATCGAAGTGAAGAGGATTCGTCATGATATACTAATTTAATTACAGATGATTTTAAGTTTATATCTTTCATAAATGTTAGTATGAAATATATAATGTGGAATTTTCTTTTTCCGAAGAAACAGCAACAAAATATAATACCTTTGCCAAATACAATAATAAATCCTACAACCCGTATTAAAACAATTCCAATCACTTTTGTAACATGTTGGTATCTATTAAAATCTAAATTTCCCCCGGTAAAATACGCTCAATGGATTAATAATTTTGTATCCATTGTAAACAATTTTAATTTGGTTATTTACACAGATATACAATCATTACCAATGTTAAACTTATTTATAAATCCAAAAAATGATAAAATAAAATTAATAATAAAACCATTGACCCAGTTTTACACATACAAATACAAAGACCATTGGATAAGAAATCACAATAAAAGTTCAATGACGCTTCATAAAATAACAGATTGGGAACTCAATATGTTATGGAATGAAAAAATCTTTTTCGTAAAAGACGCTATCCAAAATAAATACTTTGATACGGAATTTTATGGATGGTGTGACATTGGGTATTTTCGTAATGGTATCGACGACACAAATACTATGTTTTTAACGAGCTGGCCAAATCACAGTCTATTTACAAGTGATGCGTTAAAAGGTCAAATACACTATGGTCGAGTACAAAACGACAGATTAATATGGCAACAATTGGAATCGGATATAAAAAAACATTACAATGATCAGTTAAAAAGCCAACCAACTAACAAATACGACGAAATCTGTTTTTCCGGTGGGTTCTTCTTTTTACATAAAGAATTGGTAGAATTATATGCGAATCTTTACAACGAAAAACTAGAGTATTATTTTAATAACCAATTTTTTGTAAAGGATGACCAGATTATAGTAATGGATATTATTTTCACAAATCGTCAACTCTTCTTTATACATAGTGAACGTAATTCGCAGTTCAACAATTGGTTCATGTTTCAGCGGCTGCTCCTTTAAGTTGTTTTGGAATATAATATATGAAACGGGCTTAAAGAACCGGCCATTGATGGTATACAATAGGCATCCAATCCTCCGGAAACATATCGGTCGTATCATGATTTACAGCTTTTCCGAACCAATGCGTAGGATAACAAACGGTTTTAAGTTGATCTTGATTCAAATAGGCGCCCCACCAACTAAACGTGCTATTCGCTATAATATTATTTCGACACACACTCATCAGTAATATTTGCTCCCAATCCGATAATGTGGGATTCGCCCTACAGAATTTTAACGTAGGGAACCCCGTTTTCAATTCACCAATCATTGATTCGACCTTTGCTAAATCGGCGTCCTCGCAAAAATACAAAACGTTTACAAAATTGGTTGATTGATCCAATAAATATTTTAATGCGTTTTTATAATAATTAAGAGGTAATATGGGATGTGTATCGGGGTACAGCTGGTAATCGCCGATACGAAAATGTAGAGATGTAGTACTGCTAAAATCCAAATTGTTTCGAAATAATTCTCTCCCACGAATCATTTGCTGGTTTATATCCAGCTTTATCATTATATAAATCAATTTTTGGTATCGCTGGAAATACTTGTAGCTTTGGTAATATCCGTCTAGGACTATACCGTATCCCGCTACAAAATTCTGAGGAATCGGTGTAAAATGGAATGACTGCTCTCTTATAGTGATGAATAGCGGCATTTGTTCCATAGATTTTAAAAATGGTTTCAATCCGCGTAAAAAGGAATCCCAGTAAGTTGGACGAATGGTTAAACCAGAGCCTAGGGTTGACAAATTCAAAAAGAAAAAGGGTTTGTTATGAGACATCGCGTATGCGATAGTAGCAAAAATTTGGAACAATTGGTTGCCGAGCCCGCCTTTTAAATTACACGTAATCATTTAACAATATTTATTGGTTTATATTTATATTGTTAGTATTATTTTATATTAATATGTATATAATGTTTAGATTTACTTCTATTCAAGAAGTACAGAGGCATCGCCAAGTCCAATATTTAAGACAATTGTCCAATTTAAGAAATGTTATGGCTAGGTTTCAAGACGTAAAACAACCACATCGGCAACCACAACCACAACCACAACCACAACCACAACCACAACCACAACCACAACCACAACCACAACCACAACCACAATCACAATCACAACCACAACATCACAAAATAGATGTACATACTATTGAAAGATATAACCCAGACAAAATAATAGAACAAACAGTGGATATAGTAGACAATAAATATATTAAGCCTTTACAAAAATCTTTACAACAATTTCAAAATAGTGTTACTTCTCCGAATAATGTCCGATTAGATCAAGTAGTTGCTAGTTTAGATGCTTTTAAAAAAGCAATGTATAATGTAAATTATTTAACTTCCTTGATAAATACCAAACATGATGAAATTGTGAATGCCGAAACTGTGGATGCTAGTAAATATGCCTCTGTATTGATACCTATTGTTGAAAAGGAATATTATAATAATACAGAAAACTTTTGGATATGTACAATGAATAATAAAGGATTATATACATGTTATTTAAATTGGGAAAAATACTCTTTTTGGACTGGTTTAACAAGTGACCAAGTTGTCGAGTATAACAATACTCATGGGTTACAAGAATACAATGTATTTTGTAAACAAGCATATTCAAAAAAGGTAAAGATTTTAAATGAATTAAAACGAAAATATACAGATAATAGTATTTTATATTTATTGGATATTCAAATGTGGAATAATGGGTTACAATTATGTTTAGTAGAGTTTCATAAAGACATTTTACGTCCTAATAAATGGATTGAAATAGCAAGCGGAATCGATTTAATTCCATTTATACCCAATACAAATGACTTATCGAATTTTTCACCAGAGTATCTAAAATTTATCAATGACTTATCACAAGAAATATCTGTTCTAAATGGCGATGATTGGCAAGTCGATGCTATATGGCCTTACCAAGACCCCGCTAATTTTGATAAATTAAATTGTTTATACTCGAGTCAATATCCGGAATGGACTGGTCAACCTATTTCCCAATGCTTTATCCCCGGATCCACAATTGACGTTCCTACAACTATTTACAGTATTATGACAGACTTATTCTTTGATTATCCTAATCTAAAACCGGGGCAAATAGCTATTGCTACCTACAATTTAGAAGATACATATTACGTTGCGCTACTTAAGATTGATATGTATGAAGGTCAACTATGTTTCAAACAAAAATCAATTGAAATCAATAAATATTTTTCCACTATTGGGTTAAACATTATTAATGATACAACAATTAATGGATCTCTCAACGTAAAAACTTACGACGGTCAAAATGTCATTAAAACCGATAATGTTAGCAAAACAACTGCGTTCAATACTAAAATTGGCGTTAATCAAGAGCTATCCAAAGTAAAAGGCTTAATTGATGTTGATAATTTGTCGAATAACGCGATTTTAATTATGATGAACGAATTTGTTAAGCCCCTATTATACAGTTATGAGGTCACTATGGTGTTAAAAGACGTAATCGAATATTGTGACACAAGTGTATCAATTCCGACATTGACAACATATCAAGACAATGTTTTCGTTTTTAAAGCACCGATCCAAAATGTAATACAATCAACCGATATCTCATTCTTGTACGTACCAAACCATGTTGGTGTTTTCGCTAATGAGACGTTTGATGAAGCATCATTTACAAAGATTCAAACAATTGTCAATGAACTTAACAAAATGTCTTTAGAAATGGATTTGAATGAGGAAACACAATCATTCTTATTCTCCTTTATAGAATTGCTAAGTGATACTAACAATTACTATTTGTGTTCTTTGAGAGGCATTGTAAAACGCAATCCATTAGATTCAACGGAAAAGGAGATATATTTCGTTACCAGTTTCTTAAATATAAACGATACAATCATTAATAACAATTACAAACCATATATGATTAAATTAACCGATAAATTTAGCAGTTGCTGTAGATTGTTGAATTTCAGTAATTTGTTAGTATTGGATCCAAAAATACAAGAAACTTTGTCACAAGGTCAAAGCATAAGTAATTGTACGGACCCTTATAGCGATTTTTTTAGTGACAGAATTAATAATAGTCTCTATTTTAGAGAACGTTTTGGAGGAAAAGATTTGTACATATCTTGTTATGAATATTTAACGAATGAACAATTAGCTGCTACAAATACAAATACAAATTATGAATTATTTCATGAATTATTCCCTTATTATAATAATAAACAATCTAATACATTATTTTTACCAAATACAGATATTACAGCGTTTTCGGTAAGTAAGATTCAATATGACCAATACAATAATTTGTATGGTAAAGATAAAGAAATATTATCTTTTGTCACTCACTACGACTGGGTAAAAGGACCCAAAATTACTTTTGAAAATATAGTAACCTTAAAAAATATTACAGCTGTACCTAGTAAAAAATTCATTATCGCATGCGGCATAAACATAACCGACGTAATAGATGAAACAATTATTGCGAAAGGCGATAATAAAATAACCGGTAATTTGACTATTTTGGATGACGTAACCAATGTTCCGGTATTTTCAGTAAATAGAGAGAAAAAACAAACTTCCAGTGTATTCCATACGGGTATTGGCAATACAAATCCACAGACTATGTTGGATGTAACTGATTGTGGTATAACAGATATTATCAATGTAATTAATGATATGGCGAAAAGGTACAATTTAATTAATTATAATTCACAAAATTTTATCAATGCACTAACACATTCTGAAGACGACGCAGTTCAATTTATAGAGAATAGCTTTATTGACCCGACAACTAACAAAGAAGTAGTACAAGATATTAATGGGTACTTGTATTTTAACCAAATACCGAATAATTTAGATGGTCAAGATGTAAAATTTATATATCATAATTTGTATCCCAACTGGAAAAATAATACTTTAAACCAATTATTAGATAACAATAAAAATGATAAACAAGCTATTCAATTTGTTATAAATGCTAGTACAATAATGATGAAAAATAATAATATTTTTAATTTATCTAATACTATAGATGTATTTCAATGGGTGGCAGGAATTAAAACATCTTTACACAGATCAATAAAAGCCAACGATAATTTTTATTTAATTGGAACAGGCGTTAATTTACAACAATATTTAACATATGAATCAAACGACAATATCCAAAAATTCTTTGCATGCGTTGAAAGTTACAACTTCCAATTACAAGATATTGTTATAAGAAAAAAGAACATTGATCCTTCACAAATTTTGAATCAAGAAAAAGCATCCGACGTTCGATATCAGTATGCTCAACAACACCCCATACAATCATTGGTACAATATACCATTGATTTAAATGATATAAATAAAATGACGATTTCTAATTTAGATTATATTTCTTTAGAAGAAAGCAATAAACAAACATTCAGTAGCATCAAGGACATGAACCTAGCAACAAAATTAAGTCTATTTTTCTACAATTTAAAAAAATATTATACATCCATAAATGAAGATGATTATGGTGTATTATCATTTGAAGATAAATATACCGATTTTGTATCGTTGTTTTGGTGCTCTAGTAAATCAGAAAATACTATAACATTGATTTCACTCGAACTTCAAATTAACAGCATTGTAATCCCCAGTCTATCGTTAAAAGGCGATTTAATGGTAAAGGGTGATTCCTATTTTTCGGATGGAACGAAAAATTATGTATTTATTGATACCCAACAACAATTTATGGGTGTAAATTCGGCGGAAATATTAAATAAATACAATACATCTATAGACAATATAAAATATTCAAAACTTAATTTATCCAAACAAAACATGGTTGTATCCAGTAACTTGTATCCTAATTTTGTAGCCGAACGTATACCTTTGGGAGAACAGTTTGTAGACGATGCTGGCAATCAACAACCAAATATTAAGTCTGGCTATTTTAGTGCTGTTTCTGCGATGACAATAAGACGCACTAGTAACAATTACTCTTTTCAAGATATGTATGATTATTCTCGGCAATATAGTGATCCAAAAGCTGGACATATAAAATCGAATCCAGAAGGGGTCACTTCTATGTTAGGAAAATCAACTGCCAGAAAACCAATTTATACAAAATATACGGCTGGACCCTCATTCGTTTATGAAATAAAAGATAACACCGGAGCTACTAACATTCTAGGTAGAAACTACATGGGCATTGATAAGATGTCATCAGATGGTATTACAAAGGCTGGTTTTGGTATACAAGTAAATGATATAGATAATGGTAGTACTTATAGAGACCTATTGTACGTAAACAATGAAAGTCAATTGTATGTAAACTCGATAAGGTTAGGACGTTATGTTTTAGAAGTGGATAAACTAGGTAATTTATTATTTAATGGAAAAAAGGTGTCGCTTTGCGAATAAATCGATTTAATGTAAAATAATATTTAATTTTATGGTTTTATTAAAATAAAATTAAATGGGTTGGGATACAGTGGTCATATAATCGTTATGTTTTTTGCTTCGCAGATGCTCTGCTTTGCCCGATTTACGGATTTGCGCTCCACAATCACAAGTGGTCATCTCCTTTTGCTTTTGTAAAATCGCTGCTTTATTGTCTTCATACCATTTGGATTGTCTTGCTTGTATTTTGTCCTTATTGTCTTCCATATATTTTTTATTCTGTTCTTTAAGTTCTTCCTTATGTTCTTCCTTATATTTTCGTTGTTGTTCTAAAATATTTGCTTTATTTTGTTCATAATGATTCTGTTTACTGGTTTTGATTTGGTCGACATGTTCTTCTCTGTATATCTTTTGCTGTTCCTTCATTTTTGTTTTTCGTTCTTCTTCCAATTTTGCTTTGTCTTCTTCTGAAAGTTGAGGTTCAATTACTTTACATAATGGATTAATAAATTCCATATGTATTTTTGATTGAATGTGTCTAATTTTGTTAGCAAATGTATATTGACTACCACATTCACATTGTATAATTTGCGATTTTTTCTCTTTTAATTTTTCTTTATTTGCTTCCCGCCATTCTTTTTGTGCTTTCGCTGCTTCTTCCTTATGAGCTTCTCTGTATATCTTTTTTTGTTCGGCTAATAACTCCTTATGTTGTTCTCTATATGCTTTTTTATTTTCAGCAATCTTTGCCTTATTTTGTTCAGCATATTGCTTTACTTTTTCAATTATTTCTGATTTATTATCTTGGTAATGTTGTTTTGCTTTTTGTAAAACATAATCTTTTTTTTCTTCGTACCAACAATGCTTATACAATACTGGTTCTTCTTTACATTTAGCATAAGGCTTGTTTGAATTTAATGTAGCGGATAGTTTCTCTATCCAACAGTGTTCACATGCTTCCGCCTCTCTTTTACTATTACAAGTTATTTCCTCTATTTGAATCATTGTCCAATTATCCCATCCACCATGCTCTCTTATAAATTTATATACATACCTATTATAATCATTACTATTTTCATTACAACAACACAATTTATGACGATTTCTTCTTTGTAAAAAGTTAGTAGTATGACCAATATATATATCCGTGATAGTTGTGTCATTACAACATATCTTATATATAACAGTATTTGTATAATCCGTTTGACACTTCGGCATTTATAGTTTACTATATAAGTAGTCTTTAAGTTGTTTATAACTTCTTATAACTTATTATAACTTCTTATAATATAAAAATATTATGCGAATTAGAAATCAGCTGTAAACTCGAAAGCGTCATTTACGTCAGTTTTTGTTGCTAGAGCATAAGAGCTATTGAATTTCTCGAAAAAGTTGGTTTTACCCTCTAAACTAATTAGCTCCATCCAGTCGAAAGGATTCGCGGCATTATAAATCTTCTTGTAGCCCAATTGAACCGCTAATCGATCCGCCACAAATTGGATATATTGCGTCATCATTTCGCTATTCATTCCAATAAGACGGCACGGCAACGCGTCACAAATGAATTCCGTCTCAATTTCGACTGCTTCCTTAATAATTTCATAGACGCGCGTCTTGTCCACCTTCTTCAACAACTTCGAATACAGCAAAATCGCAAACTCACAATGAAGTGCTTCATCCCGTGATATGAGCTCATTAGAAAAGGTGAGTCCCGGCATTAACCCTCTCTTCTTTAACCAAAAGATGGAACAAAATGCTCCCGAAAAGAATATCCCCTCCACGCAAGCAAACGCAATCAAACGGGTTCCGAAGCTGGACCTATTATCATGTATCCATTTTTGCGCCCAATCGGACTTCTTTTTGATACACGGAAAATTCTCGATCGCATTAAACAGCTTCTCTTTTGACGGCTTGTCGCGAATATACGTCTCAATTAAATTACTGTATGTATGACTGTGAATATTTTCCATCGCAATCTGAAAACCGTAAAAAGCGCGTGCTTCCGACACTTGAACATCACTCATAAAACGTTGCGCCAAATTTTCTAAAACGATACCATCCGATGCCGCAAAAAATGCCAATATCATCGAAATGAAAAATTGTTCGTCTTTTTCCAGAGCATTCCAGTGACCCAAATCTTTCGACAAATCAATCTCTTCGGGACGCCAAAAACAATCGACTTGCTTCTGATACATTTGCCATATGTCGTCATGTTTGATGGGAAACATTACAAACCTATTATCGTCTGGTGTGAGTATCGGCTCCTTAGACATTCCTAAATATTATATATCATATATTTTAATTTCTAATATTTAATTTTATAGAAAATAGAAATAGAATTTTTAAAAAATAGAATACAAAGAAAAAATAAATAGTTATTGTATGAGTATAGCAGTCAGAGATTTGCGCATAGTACAAATAGAAAACGTCATCAAGCATAAAAAGAAGATGTTAATAGAGAAACGTAGGGAATTGGAGGAAAAGGCCAAACTGAACGCATTTTTACACGAGGTTAAAAGCGATTATGCGAAATATTACGATTTTATTTTGAAGGAAAAACAGCAACAATATGATGCGTTGATGTTAATTAAGGCATATGTTGGTGATTTGGTTAAAACGGACCAATTAGCAAATGAGCAATTGCTAATCGCACAACATGATCAAAGAGATATTATTGGTGAAATAGACAAGGTAAAGGCTGAATTGGATGAAATCATAAAACAGAATTGATTATGACATTTTCATTGACATTTTCATTGACATTTTGAAAATGAAAAAATAAAATATTAATATATATGGCGGAAAATCCTAATCCTAATCCTAATCCTAATCCTAATCCTAATCCTAATCCTAATCCTAATCCTAATCCTAATCCTAATTTATATGAAGCACCATTTGAAGAGTTAGGCGAGGCTATCAATAGTATTAGCGGAAGAGTACGAAATATTCAAGCCCAACGTGTTCAAAACAAACAGCGAATTATAGACGCATTACAAGATATTTTGAGGTATATTAGAGAATTAATGGCTAGTAATAATTGGCAAGACTTGTTAAGAGCGAGAGAAGAGTTAGCAGCATCGGCTCAAAGAATCGCTGGACTACAACAAGAATTAGACCAAGTTCGACGAGACTTCCAAGCGGTTACTGAAGAACGCAACCAATTACGAACTGACAAGACTCAATTGGAAGCACAGCAACGAAGTATGATTGAGCGTATTGGACAAATTACTGCGAATTTGACTCAAGAATTAGATAAATTCAACGAGTTGTCCAATCCTAACGCTAATGGTGATATTATAACAACGATTGGACAAATTTCACAAATGATACAAGGCATTATTGCTGCGGTAAATCAACAACCGCAACCACCGCAACCACCTAGAGGAGGCAAAAAGTTAAGAAAGACAAAAAGGGTTAAAAAGGGCAAAAGAGCTAGTAAAAAAATGTACAAGGGTAAAAAGGGTATAAGAGCTAGCAGCAAAAAAATGTATAAAGGTAAAGGCGGTTACACTTATAATAACCGTGACGCCAAGTTAAACCATGCTAGTAAAACAATTAGCAGCTCATCTGTAACGGATTCTGGTAGTTCAGAAACTGTTACAGAAGCAGTATTTAATAAAACTATGCGTTCAAGAACCCAGCGGCGTCATAAATCGCGTAAATAAATCCAATTATTTCGATAATTCGTTCAACATTCCGTCCAATCCGGGTAAATAACGACAATGTGCCGGCCATCTACCACTGGCTTCTCGAATTCTAAGATTAATCGGATTTTTACGGCATGATATTACGCGCTTACGTTCCAAGCATATCCTTTTCCATTTTCTCTGAATAATTCGTAGCCACATAGTCTTTAATATAGCAACCGTTTCCATAGTCGGCAATTCAATACATTCCGCAATTTGCGGCTCAATATAATTTGAACGAGTAACAATATTTGGATAATTTCTTATAGTAGGATGTTCAACAACAGCTGTATCCATAATGTAGAGAGAACGCGAATAATAATTGGATAACATTTCCATGGTTCCTAGTAAATCATTATAATCATTGATAACAGACTCGGATTCAGACTCTGATTCTGAATCCGAATCAGTATTTAAATCATAATTTAAACAATAATCGAAACGGTCGTATACAAGATAATGGGTTTCAATATATGTATCACTGTTTGCTGTTTTACCGTGAATTTGCGGATGATGTAATTCACACAATATTAAATCATATTTTCTAGGATTAGAATTAGAATTGGAATTAGTATTAGTATTAGGATTAAACATTGCTCTAACAATATGTAATACATAATTAGGAAGATATATTCTATCAATTTTTTTTATTTATAATTATAATATATAAAATGAATTTCTCCAAAGAAGCCTCCAAATTGCTAACTAACAAATATTTCCTCTATTTTACTGTATTTTTAGCAGCTACCAATATCCTAGGTTATTTAGTAACTAACAAGTTCAACGCTATTGTATTTTTCGCGCTTATTGGCTTGCTAACTCACCAATTTAGTAAAAATATGGCGGTTGTGTTGTTAGTAGCAGTATTGGCTACCAATTTTCTTATGGCCAATAAAATGGTAAGAGAAGGTTTAGAAAATCAAGACGCAACTTCTTTACAAAAAGCCGCTGATGCTGACCCTCAAATTGCTTCGGCGGTACCTATTGTAAAGAACTCTTCTTCCAATGAAGAGGCTATGGCTAAAGCGAATGCGAAAGCGACTGCTAAAAGCGCTGACATGACTACAGAAAAGGTGGAGGATATTAACAATCCGGAGTTAAACAATACCATGGACTCGGACGCACCCAAGGGAGTCGGCGAAACACTGAGCAACAATAAAAAGGCGAGCCCGTCTGCCGGGAAAGCATCACGCTTAGATTACGCTGCGACCATTGAAGAATCATATAAAAACTTGGACCAAATTTTAGGCGGCGATGCGCTCAAAAACTTATCTAACGATACGCGTAATTTAATGGAAAAACAAACCAAGTTATTCGAGACCATGAACAATATGGTTCCCGTTTTAAATGGCGCACAAGATTTATTAAAGAAGTTTGATATTGGTAGTATCAGTGAATCTTTAAAAGCAATTGCTCCTTTAGGTGCTTCTAGTATGAAATAAACTAACAAATAACCCTTGGAAATATTCGATATATTATTTTACACGTATAATATATCAAAGAAATGAAAAAATGTCCTCCCGGAGTACTCTGTATAGAAAATATTACTTTGAGTGTGTTATTAATCATACTAGCTATACTCGGCTTTTTGATTTATACAAATACACAAACTAACAAAACATCCAATACAGAAAATATAATCATTAAACAGCACACTTCTGAGCCTCCAACAAGTATTAACGCGCTGCTACCCAGCTGGCCTTACAACAATGTCCAAGACGTTTTGTTGAATCCGTATGCCGCACCTTATCGCGATGAACGCTATTTAGTTCCCATTAATATTTCGACCAATGTAGGTGCGACACCATCGTCAACTTCTTACCGACAAATGGGTATTATTACACCACTTAATGGACAATCCAAAGATAATATATTGCCGCTAATGGGACGCCCTCTTTTTACGAATCGAAATAAATGGCAGTATTATACCATTTCCAATCAGCACAACAATGTGAAACTCCCAATAGCATTTAAAGGCAGAAGCGGACTCAATGATTATGGTGTAGATGAAATATTCAATAATGACACGGTTTATGTGGAAGGGTATAATGAACCTTTTAGGGTAACTGTATATGAAAACGATACCATTAAATATTTACCATATTTATAATGAAATATTTATAATGAAATATTTATAATGAAATATTTATAAATAATGATTATGTATTTTATTACTAATATAATATATAATGAGCTGTGTTTTTTCTCTATTCTTTGGGAAGAAGGTCACCAAAATTGTCGAACCCTCTGTTCAAATCTCTGAGTCCGAGTCTATAGTTGTAGAAACCCTTGAAGAAACAGTAGAACCAGTTTTAAACCATGTTGAAGAAGTTAAAGAACACGTTGAAGAAGTTAAAGAATCTGTAAATGAACTTACTATAGAACAAGTAGTGTCACAAATCGTAGAATCGCTTTCAAATACAATTGAAGAACATGACGAAACTACAGAGCTTATTGAACCTAAAGAATAGACCAATTTTTAAGCGTGTTATTTCGCAAATTGAATTGTTTTTTATTACGATTTGTGTTAGTATGTAATTGTTTATTGTTGCGCAACTTGAATCGTTTTTTTGTCTGTTGACCAGAACTATTGATTATTTTATGTAATCGATACTTGGTTACTTTCATTGCTTAACCTTTAGAAGATAAAGAGTCAAAAAATATAATAATATTACTTATTGCGATTATTATATTTAGCTAAATGATTTTGTTTCTCAAAAGTTTATATAATTATAGTATAAATGAGTTGTATAAATGGAACTGGACCTATAAACATTAGTTTAACAGATATAACTAACAAATGCGATTATAAATGTGCTTATAGTTTTAATTATAATAATAGCACATGTGTCGCAACACACAACGACAATTATATTTCATTGGGTTACGACAATCAGTCTGCGCCTCCAGTGCTGTATAATTCCGCCGGCTACAATGTGAAAGAAATTCGCATTTATACTCCATCCCTCCACTCCTATTCCGGTAACAAGACCGACGGTGAAATTATTATTGTTCATAATTGTGTTACCGGAGCTAGGCCTTTGTTAGTTTGTATCCCTATTCGATTGAATGGAAGTTCAAATGAAGGATCCAACATTTTAAGCAGCATTGTTTCAGCAATGGTTAAAAATGCGCCATCCGAAGGCGAAAGTACTACTGTGAATGTTAGTCGGTTCAATTTGAATTCTTTTGTTCCTCGAAAACCCTATTATTCATATTCGGCGACTGAGCCCTATCAACCTTGTTCCGCCAATGTGGATTATGTTGTGTTTGATTCATCCGATGCTATTAATATTAGTGCTGAAACATTACAACAATTTAGATCTATTATACAACAAAATGTATATGATGTTAAATCGGGTCCATTACTGTTTTACAATGAGAAAGGCCCAAGCCAGGGCAATGCTTCCGGAGACGAAATTTACATTGATTGCCAACCGGTGGGCCATTCAGATGAGCAAACAACAGTCATTACGCAGCAATCCACTCCGGTAACCTATTACGATCTATTACAAAACCCATTTTTAATGGGAATAATATTTATATTATTGATTTTTTTCGTATTGTATGCGACAAAAAAGGTATTGGATATGTTCAAGCCTTCTAGAGGTGGTGGTATACAAGGCGGATCAATATATAATAAATAAGTCATTTACAACTATTTTATAATGACGTATTTTCGTTACTTAATCTAATTAATTGGCGCAGCATCGTACGTCTCGTCTAATGCGGGTCTGTAAGGTGCTTTTACATAGTCCGTATTGAATTTCTGGGTAGTCATGTTTTTTACCACCTCTTGTTCTAAAGTGTAGGGGAATTGATGAGTGGGAGTAAAAGGACTCCATTTCTTTTGCTCGGTCGGGTAATATTCCTCTAAACCAGCCATACCGGTTTTGATGGAAGCACTCTTTATCAATTGATACGCAACTAACAATGCCAAAACACCTAAAACGGGGTTGGAATAGGCGAACAAGAACAATGCGACTATAACAACAACAATTTTACCGGCCATAGAATCAACAACCGAGGCCACATTAGCTGGCATTCGGTAACCCATCACTAAATAGATGACGAATAAAACCGATAATACTAATTGGGGCATATTTTTTTTGTCGAATAAGGTGCTAAAATAGTCCATCTATATATAATATACTTTTAAAAAAATTCACAATGTGTTTAAATAAACAATCTAAATATATTGTGCTAAATATTGTTAGTTAGTATGCTCAAAAAGAAGAATTTAGAATCAACCATTGAATGGCCGCAAAATTTGTCCACCTATTTGGGACAGAAAGGTTACACTATTTTAAAATCGGATTTGTCGATTAAGCACCAAATGGCGTTAAAAGAGTTGCTCACGGTGAAACCATATGTTCCCGGATCGCCCGTCCAGCTACAAAAGTCCTTCCCCGCTTATCGCGAATCGGACAAGAAAATGTATGTACCGCGTTATCTCGGCCAAGATCTCTTTGGTCCAGCTAAAGAGGTAAAAATCGGTGAGGGTGAAAATACCCGTATAGAATTTGAAGGTGTATTACGCGATTATCAAGTGCCCGTCGCTGCCAAATTCTTGGACCATGTGGAGCTAGGTGGTGGCGGACTTTTAGAGCTGCCTTGTGGGTGGGGCAAGACGGGTACAGCCCTCTATTTGTGCGCACAACTGAAAAAGAAAACGCTGGTAATCGTTCATAAGGAATTTCTGATGAATCAGTGGATTGAGCGCATTCAGCAGTTCATTCCGTCAGCAAAAGTGGGCAAAATTCAAGGCCAAGTAATCGACATTGATGGTAAGGATATTGTTATCGCGATGTTACAGAGTCTGTCTATGAAGGATTACCCCAGCAGTTTATTCGACAGCTTTGGGCTCACAATTATTGATGAAGTCCATCACATTTCATCAGAGGTGTTTTCGTGTGCGCTCTTTAAGCTGGTTACTAAATATATGTTGGGATTAAGTGCGACCATGAATCGTAAGGATGGTACTACAAAAGTGTTCAAGATGTTTCTAGGCGAAGTCGTCTATAAAATAGAGCGGAGCAAGGACGAAGAAGTGGTTGTCCGCGGTATCACTTATAAGACAAATGACGAGGAATATAACAAATTGGCATTAGATTTTCGTGGACAAACCGCATCATCGACAATGTTGAGTAAAATTTGTAATTACAATCGTCGCAGTGAATTCATTATCAAAGTGTTAAAAGATATGCTGTTGGAAAATCCGAAGCAGCAAATTATGTTAATCGCGTCCTATCGCAACATCCTCGACTACATGTATGAAGCAATAAATCATCACAATATTTGTACAGTTGGATATTATGTAGGGGGTATGAAGGAAGCCGCCTTGAAAAAATCCGAGTCCAAGCAAGTCGTGTTAGCAACTTTTTCTATGGCCGCAGAAGGATTGGACATAAAATCACTAACAACTCTTTTCATGATTACACCAATGACAAACATTGAACAAGCGGTTGGAAGAATATTGCGTCAAAAGCATGAATTTCCGGCAGTAGTAGTGGACATTATTGATACACATGATAATTTTCAGAGACAATGGGCAAAACGTAAGAGCTTCTATAAGAAAAACAACTACAAAATTATTCAAACGAGTAGCCCTACATATCAATCGGATATAAGTAAATGGACAACAACTTATCAGCCGACCTTAACGTGTAAACAAAGCCAAAATGTTTCGGATTCAGATTCTGATTTGGAACAAGAACTAATCCCGGAAGAAAAGTCGGTTGGTAAGTGTTTATTAAAAATGAAAAAATGAAAAATAGCATGTAAATGATTATTTTTGTTACATTACCATAACTAGTCACAAAATAAACCAATATTTTTAAGGCGATTTTTCAGTAACAACTATTTTTCTAAAAGTAAATTAGGTTTTCATTTTTGGACATTTTTAAGAATGTCCAGAATTGGATTCCTTGAAAAAGTTTTGAAAAAGACGGTGAAAAAATGGAGTTCAGACCATTATGGTCTGGTCCGCAGAAAAAATAATTATTGTTGCGTTACCATAATTATTTTCGTTGAAAATATTTGCTTATTTTCTTTATCCAATATATGGATAATTTGGAACAAGTAATTAAGCAAAAATTAAGCAAAAAATATAAATGTGAAAAATGTAACTATGAAACAGATCGAAAAAGTAATTTATACAACCATTTTTTGAGTGCTAAACATTTAGAGAATAACGATGGACAAGTAATTAAGCAAAATTTAAAAGAATACGTCTGCGAATTTTGTTTAAAAGAATATCAATATGCTTCTGGATTGTGTAAGCATAAGAAAAAATGTAAATTAAATGATGTTAGCAAAGAAGCCGAAGATGAACCGAGTGAAAAGAAACTCATTATGATGCTTATAAAGGAGAATAATGAGTTAAAAAACGTCATGATAAATCAGACCAATGAATTAAAGAAGGAAAATACAGACTTGAAAAATATAGTGATGGAGTGTATCAAGAATGGAATCCATAACAACAGTAATAGTAACAATACGATTAACAGCCACAATAGTAAGACTTTTAATTTACAATTTTTTCTTAATGAGCAGTGTAAAGACGCGTTAAATATCAGCGATTTTGTCAATTCGATACAACTCCAAATCCAAGACTTAGAGGAAACTGGTAAGCTCGGTTATGTAGATGGCATATCCAAAGTGGTTATCAAAAATCTGAATCAATTGACTACAAATAAGCGTCCCATTCATTGTTCGGATGTAAAGAGAGAGGTGCTATACATAAAAGACAATAATGAATGGATAAAAGAAAACGAAAATAAGGATAAAATCAAGCACGCAATAAAACAAGTCGCAAATAAGAATATCAAGCAAATTTCGGAATGGGTGAAATTACATCCGGAATGCTATAATTCATCATCGAAACAAAACGACAAATACTTAAAGATCGTATCGAATGCGATGTCTGGGTCAACAGAAGCAGAACAGCATACAAATTTGAATAAGATTGTATCCAATGTAGCAAAAGAGGTTACGATTGGTAAATAATTACATTTGCGATATGCGCAAACTAATATAATTTGTGAAAAGATAACTAAAATAATAAAAATTGTATATTTTAAAGTATTAAAATATATAAATGAATAGAATAAGATTAGGTTATGCGGAAACTGATGTGTTATTTTTTTACTACTTAACGATTAAAAAAATCAAAGTAAATTATGTAGATATACAAAACCATATCATTCAATGGTTATATTCTACATCTGGGTTTTAT